AAATATACCTTATAGAAACCAAGATTTGGAATACCAACTCCTGATCCATCAAAGTTAGTTAATGGTCCATAGTATTCATATGCTACAAATGGAACCATTTTCAAATACTGTTGGATAGAAGAACCACCTGAAGAGCTAGCTATATAAGCTGCTATCAAAGCATCAAGGTCTGATAGTTTAACATAGTTTGTAGCTACATCAAGTTCAAGAGCAGCAAGATCAGCTATAGTATCACATAGCCTTGTTATAATAGCTTGGACAATAGCATGTGTATCTGAGCTAGCTGTTACACCAGTCAAACAATCAATTGTATAGTCAGCATTTAGTATAGCTATTTCAGCATCAATTGCATCAATCTGAGCTTGTAAGTCACAAACTACTTTTACTAAAGCATTAAACAACTGTGCAGATGTCCAAGTATCTGCTTCACTTGGAGTAGGTAAATAACCATTTAAAATAGCACAACGTATACTTTCTAATATAACAATGCTATCTCCTTCCCCAGTTAAAAGAGGAACTAAACTATTAATTATATTATCTAAGACAGTCTGAAGATTATCTCCAGATTGTATATCTAAAGGAATGCTGTCAAGACCTGTATATCTAACACATTGGTCAGATACAGTTTCTACACAGCCATTATAGCAACTTTCACAAGACATGGTTTATTTATTTATAAATTAACACTTTAACTCTACTTACAACTTGAGATGTAGTGGGAAGACCACATACCATAGCATAGGTTGGGTTACAAAGTCTGTATGTTAATATTTGTTTGTAATTTAATAAATCTTGTATTATCTCTCCAGGAATATAATTATTCAAAGAGAAGACAATATTATTATATTGGAGCTTTGCCCAATATGTTAATCTTTCATCAATTTGTGTTAATGTAACAGGAATACTGGCATCAATAACACAATCTGTTAATCTTGGTGATAACATCTTTTATTCTATTTGTAGCAGTTTTAAGTTTGTTGTTGCATGCTGAACATAGGCCATTAATTAATTGACACCCACATCCTACCTTCATGCCACATCCTCTACAGTTTGCCATATTAAGGAAAATTAATTATATAGTTGTTTCCTGTACAACCACATTGGTTTGCAATAAAATAATCCAATTGTCTATTAGCTTGGATATATAATTTGTTGGCTGTATCAATAGCACAGTTATTAGCTGCTGCTATGGAGCCTTGAATCATAAAGCTTATACTACTTAAAACTACTTTTGCTTGTGTTCTTATAGCTGAATCACATTCCATCATGTCTAATTTCATAAATGCACCATCAAACTTTTCTTGAATAAGCTCAGTACGCATAATGTTCTTCTCTACAAAATTTGTAGTAGCTGGAGCAACTGAGTATTTCATGAAATATATTCCATCAGGCAAAGGCGATGTTGCTGGAAATGGAGTTAGTCCTAAAATGATTGAATTATAAACATTGAAGCTATTAACATTAAATGGAATAGCTACAGGTGTTGTGAAACCAGGAACAGTAATTTGCATAGTAGGAGCACTAACAACAGGTGGATTTGTATCATAGACAGATATGTCAGCTATACCTAATGTTTGTGTAGTGTATGTATTAATTACTAAAAAATCTAATGTCATGGTTTTTTCTAATAAAAATGCCAGAGGATTTGAGATATCCTCTCACCCTCTGGCATAGGTTAATATGATGCTACCTTTTTTCCTTAAGGGATCAAAGTAGTTGTTGTTGAAGTGCTAGGCCATACAGTAGTTGTAGTACTAGTAGTAGTGATACAAGCTGTGTCACCTGCAACAGCTCCTAAACCAGCTACTAATATAGCTTCGATAGCAGATGTTTGATTCTCAGGAACAGCAATGATCACCATGCTATCTTCCATAATATAGTCACCCCATTGGTAAGCACTCTTATCATACTCATTGAATTTGATATAGTACAAATCATAGATCTGACCATCAGTTACCCAAGACTCAAAGTTCTCGTTGTAACCATTCATTCTGTATAAATGCTTTAAGTAACCAGCTTGGTAGCTATAGAAGTTCTTCTCTAATTGTTGAACTTCAGCAGAAGTACCAACAGCATAGTTAGAACGTTGTGTGATAACAGGTTGAGCAACTCTATTACAAGGATCGTCAACGATGAAGTCAGCAGTTGTAGCTGGACCAGAGAAGATGAAAGTTCTAAAGTAGAATCTGTCATACTCCCAAGGGAATGCAGCAACGTCACAAGGTTGTCCATAAGCAGTCAAAGGTTTACCAGTAATACGTAACAACGCATCTTGATCGTTACCAATTCTTTGGAATTGATAGAACTGAGTCAAATAAATGTTGTCTGGGTTATCACCAGGTGCACGTGCTTCTAACTTTAAGATTAATGAATCAATTAAAGCAGGAACATCTACATCTGTACAAGGATCTCCACCACAATCACAACAAGGTGCATTAACAGTTACACTACGAGTGAAACCATTGAAATACAATGTGTTTAAGTAGCTAGAGAAACCACGTAAAGTTAATGTTACAATCTCACCAGGTTTTACTGTGAAGTCAACTACATCAGTTACTTGATTCACTGGAGTAGGACAACCTAAAGATTTGTACCATTCAGTTACATTTGTTTTACAAGAGTTACCACTAGGACATCCAGAGATTTTGTCTGAACGCTTAGAACCTTGTAAGTAGGTGTTAACTCTACCTTGAGCTACATAAAAGTAAGGGGCAGCAGCAATGTTACTTGCATCTGCAACGCTGTAGTCATTTAGGAATATTCCTACTTGACCAGCTGTTAAATTCTGTGTTGATCCAGAGCTAGGTAATGTATTTCCTACTGGTACAACAAAGAGGGTGGTTAGAGAAAAATCAGCCATTTTGCTTTATATTTAATTGTTAAAAATTATTCGTTTGTTTGTATTCTGTAAATTGAGCTTTGAACAGCACTTTGGTTTTCTGTATACATTGCCAAGTTTTGTACTGTCAGATCTAATAGTTCATCTTCTAGGTATAGTTCAAGTTCACAATCCTGATCGAATGAGGGTAAGCCATCAAGCATAATATATCCTGTCTTATTTATATATTGAGGATATCTCATGTAAGAGATATATATATCCTTAGGTGTAAATGTACCATCTGTAAATATAGAGATCTCATCAGAAGATATAAAGTTGAATGTCTCTTGGTATTCAAAAGAAGGTCTGTAGTGGACATTGTTTAAGCAAAACTGTAAATCACCATGCTTAGCAAGATCTCTATTAATCCAAACCTTTCTATCTACACATCTTCCTTTATCAGCTAATATGTAACTATCTATGTAGAACATGTACTGAGGTACAAGAAGATGGATGTTTGCAAACCATTGATTTAGTTCAGCATTCTTCAATACTAGAGGAAGAGGTTGGTGGTTGTAAGGCTGTACAAGACTTTGTAAGTCTTCGTAACGCTTCTTGAACGCATCCATGCCTAATCCAGAAACTGTACTAAATCCATCAACCTTTTGCTTTATAAGCTTAATTTGAGCCTCATTCAACGCTAAGATCTTATCTTCTACAGGAATCTCTTGATGCTCATTAGTGGATAGTTTATTTAGTTTCTGATCAATCTTATATAATAAACTATCTACTGGGATCATATTGCAGCTATTTTTTTACCTTTCAATTTACCTTCTAAAATTAATAATTGGTCTTGGTTATCTTCATCTGCTAAGAACTTCACTAAGTCATCCTCATCAGTAGCTATCTCAAACTCACCTTCATAAATCTTGCCATTTGGTTTAGCTCTATATACTGAATGAGCAACAGCTTGTTTAACCAAGTCTTTAATATGGAGTAAGTTTTCTTTCATATCTGCAAATCTACCAAACACCTCAATTGGATTTAAGCCTTGGTATTTGCCATTCTTGAATTCAGTTTGTTTCAATAGGTTATCCACCTGATTGTAAACTGTTTCTTCTTTGGAATCATCTGATACTGGAAGACCAAGTAGACGAGCCACTTTCTTCTTCTTCTCAGGAGTCATACTATCAAACTTAACAATTGCTTTATTAATAAGTTGTTTCTTCTTAAACATCACCTTGTTCTCAATATCATCATCAGCAACGTAGTACTGAATATCAGCAGGGAATTCACCACGCTCCCAAGCTTGATAGCTAGAAGCAATTGTTGGATGAACTCTCAACCATGAAAATGCTAACTCTTGTAATGGCAATGTAAAGTCAAAATAGTTATCACCATCTAACAACTTAACTGGTTGAACGTGCATAGAATCATCAACAGAAGTTGATAAGCCATAATTCCAGAATGTAGAACGAGGACTTAAGTCAGCACTTAATGCTGCTTCAAGTTTGTCCCTTAACTCTGTTACTCTTTCAGTTTCTAATTCCCTTTCTAAAGGGTCTTGGATTCTTTTGATATAACTAGCTTTAGGATCTAAGCCTGTTCTGTACTGTCCATCTAACTCTTTGTAAGGATACTTAAATACACCTGTACCAGGGATTCTTGTGTAACCTTTCATTGCAAGTCCACCTTGCATTGTTTGCAATTGTGAATTGTTGTACTCTTTTTTAATAGTAGAGATTTTTCCTATCTTACCCATATGTAGTTGTTTTTTATTGGTTTATTTGCAGATGGTTCCCATCGAAGGGAACACTGTAAGGCATGGAGCCTGTACATGTCCATCTGTGTTAGAAGACTCCCCCACTGGGATGTGGGGGGAAGGTCTTCTGAGTTTTTTGCGAAACACCATTGGTGTCAGTCTTAGGATACTATCCTTAGAGGGGCATTTATTAGAATTGAGGAATTTCTTCAATCAATACTGTACGAGATAAATCTTCGATAAATACATCACAACGATCTTTCATCCAGATCTCATATCCAGGGAATTTGTTCGCAGAACTCATACCTTGAGACTTAGCAAAGCCTAAGTGGTGACGAGTACCATCGATATAACCCCAAGTCATAGAAGGTGCACCCTTCATACGTACTTCACGAATATTGTTGATCATAGAACCATCAGACATTGGAGATACATCAAACACCATAAATACTGGAGTTGACTTCTTGTTTTGTCCAAATTCTAAGTTTGTTTGAGGTAAGTCTAATTCTTTCAAGTGAATTAATTCAACACGACCAGTCTCACGAGTTACCATTGCATCGAATGCAAAGTTGTAAGTGATATGTTGACCTTCACCTTGCATGTATCTGTTACCAGAATCAGCCATGAAAGTAAGACCAGAATTCAAAGCATCTGTTTTTAAAGCTTGTTGGAATACGTCAAAGCCAGCTTCATTAGTGTACATTTTAACACGTCTGTCTTTAACATCCACACGTCTGTAGAATAAGTCACCAAATACAGAACGAATCAAGTTAGCTGTAAACTCACCACGATTGTATTGTACTAAGTTACCATTGTTACGCATTCTGTGATATACACCAGCAGAAGTACGCTTTAATTCTTGCTTAGAACCATTAGTCTTCACAGTTCCAGGACGAGCCCAGATCATACGCTTAACTTTTAATTCTAACATAGACTTACGCATCCAGAACTCAATAAATGGTTCCCACTTAACATCATTACGAGTTAAAGGTAATTGGTTACGTCTTTGAGGAGCATATACTAAGATGTCTAAAGGTTTGCCAGAAGCATCTCTCATCATCTTGTCATCAGCCCACTCAGTAATTTTGTGCTCATAACCATATGCAGAACCTAAAGATTCAAACATTGTGATTTGCTCACCTAAACGAGGAAGACCTAATAAGTCTTGATCGAACTCACCAATAGCAGCATCAACTAACTCTAATTCCACACCCACTTGCAAGAAGATAGGGCTTACGAAATCAACAGTTGGGTTGTCACTTACTAAATTGAAAGTGTATAAGTATCCAACGTTCCAAGGAACTGGATCTTTTACTACGTAGAAACGTGGACCATATTGACGTGTACCTACAGAGATAATTGCGTTCTTAGAAAATTCATTAGTGTCAATGATTAATTGAAACTCTTGACCATCGATACCAGGCTTGGATAACTCCAAAGTGCTAGTAGGAACGTCAATGATTTTTGGGAACTTGTAAGGTACTTGTACCTGCCATTTCCAAGCATCACTATTATTGTCGATATAGTAAGGTGTGCTCTTGTTAATCATGTCCAAGAAGTCATTACTATAAAGAGAACTCTGAGTATACAAGCTGATGATTTTCTTATCATAATCAGCAGGCTCAGTTGAGTGAAAGCTCTCTAGATGGTTTGAGTCAGTCAATTTACCTACTGCACGCTTGTCCATAGAAGCTACTCTAGCATAGGTAAAACCAGTTAAACCTGGGATTGTTTGAATTGCCATTTGTTATCCTTTTTTAATTTTTGTTATATAAATTGTTTATTGAAACCAAGAAGTGGATTTAGTGGTTGGTTTAGATTTCACTGAACTCTTCTGGGCTTGTCTGGCAACTTCACCAAATAATTCATTAGACTTTTTGGTGATACCTGTCTTTTGAATAGTAGATAATGTAGGATCTTTCTCCATTATCTTCATGATCAACGCAAGCTTTACTTTGGTTGCATGATTCTCAGGACGTTTCAGCTCCAGAATTGTACGATCAAAATCAGTGAGAGTCTCACCTGAATTTGTTTTGTACTTGTCTGTTACTAGGAAATCTTGTAGTTCACCAGCTAATTTAGGGTTAATTGGTATGCCATCAAATTCTTTAGCTTTAATCTTCTCTTGTAAAACATTGTTTACATTCTGTAAGTATTGTTGCTTGATGGCTTGTTGCTGTTGTAATTGGACCTCTTTTTGTTGCTCCATTTGTTGAAGCTTTTGGCCTTCTTTCTTTATTAGAACCTTATGATGTTTAGCAGCAACACTTTCTAAATCACCATAGTTTTTTAATCTTTCTATTTCTGTTGTTACAT